ACTACAGATATTAGAGGTAGAGAACATTTTCACACCGACGAATATGAAAAACCAACAGAAAATTATTTAGATATTAATACAACTAATGTTGACCCACAAATATCACTAAACCAAATAATAGAACACATTTCAAAATGAATTGGGAAGTAAAAAATCACGGAGGAGAACCTACAACAAACGAAAGTAAAAAATATGCAATATTTGTTGGTAGATACCAACCATACCATTATGGACATATTGAGTTAATACAACAAAAATTAAATCAAGGAATTCCTGCTCTTATTATGGTTAGGGATATTGAACCTGACGAAAAAAATCCATTTACCACTGAACAAACGGTAAAGATGATTGAGGAATATCATAACTCAAAAGGTGATGATGTTAAAGTTGTTATTATTCCTGATATTGAATCTGTTAATTACGGTAGAGGTGTTGGGTATGAAATAAATGAATTCACACCACCAGATAATATTGGATTCATATCTGCAACAGGAATAAGAAACTCAATTGCTAAAGGTGACGACAAATGGAAAGATATGGTGGACGAATCAATACAAGATTATATAATTAATTTTTTAACATATGCAAATACAAAGTAAAACTTATCAAATCAGATTTAACACAGATTCAAAAACTGATGATGAAAGATGGAGATTAATTGAAAACGGTAACGAGACATTAGTTTCAGACATCATTATTGATGGACACACTCAAACAACTAAAGATTGGTTACCGGAAATTAATGATTATAAATGGCATGTTAGTTGTGTTGGTTATTGTAGTATTGAGAATAATGTTGCATATATAAAAACCATAAAAGAAGAATCTGTATTAATTAGACATATTTTAAAAACAGTTAGTTATAGATTTTTAGGAACCTTAACTACAGTTGTTGTTGCATATTCGTTAGGGGCAACAATTGAGGTTTCGGCATTGCTTGGTGTTGGTGAACTTATTATGAAACCATTTATATATTTTGGTCACGAAAGATTGTGGTATAAATATATAAGAATTAAAAAATAACTTTCTTTCATTGTATTTATAAGATACAATGGAGCAATCAATTACTATACAAAGTATTAATTATGACGGTGAACTTGCTAATATCTTATTTAAACCAGATATTAGCGAAACCGTATATAATTTAGGTGATCAGTTTTTACCTTTTGTGTTTAATTCAAACACAATTAACCCTAATTTAGAAGTATTTGGGACATATACTATATTAATTTTATTTAATAAATGCCCATATTTTTTAAATGTCCCAAGACTTACTCCTACACCGACACCTACAAATACGCCAACTAGAACACCAACACCTACACCAACACCTACGATTACACCTACACCTACGTTCGATCCTTGTAAGGTACCAACACCAACACCAACGGTTACTACAACGCCTACGATTACACCTACAAATACACCAACTCCAAGTGTGACTTGTACAAATCCTTGTGGTTGTCCTGAACCAAGTAAAACACCAAAACCAAGTAAAACACCAAAACCGACACCTACTTGTACAAGTCCTTGTGGTTGCCCATAAACAATTTAATTTTTGATTAAATGTTTTATTGTATTTATATAATGTAATTTAAAATGATACATCAAATTTCAATAACAGGAGTAACAGGAACTCCACCATATTCAATATCGGTATGTGATTCAACATACACATATTGTTATTTGGTTACAGGTTCAACAACAATACCACCAACATTTACTTTTGATGTTCCATCACCTTTAGATGGAGTTAATAATTTAATTGTAAAAATAACTGATTCTACAGGATGCGAATACTTTGAACCTTATAGTTGTCCTCCTACACCGACACCAACACCTACTCTAACACCGACACCAACACCTACCCCAACCGATTTGTGTTATTGTTTAATGGCAGTTAATTCATCCATGATGGATGGTTCGTTTGATTATATAGATTGTGATGGATTATCACAATTAAATATTCATGTCCCAAGTGGAATAACATATTATACTTGTGGATCTAACCCGACAAACATAATTAATTTATCAATCGGAATAGGTGATTTATGTTCTTTATCCAGTTGTAATCCACCTTTACCTTCATTATCGGCAACACCAACTCCTACTCCCACACCTTCGTCATTACCTTTTGCGTTTATTTCAGTTTGGTCGGCATCAACTACAATTGAACTTCCGTATTCACCAACTGGAACTTATTCAGGAATAATAGATTGGGGTGATGGTAATACATCTGTTAACTCATATGCAAATAGAACTCATACATATTCGATAACAGGTGATTATACTGTAACAATTACAGGTACAATTGAGGGTTGGGATTTTAATAATTATGCGACATCTTATAAAAACAATATAAAAGAAATATTAAGGTGGGGTCCACTAAAAGGAGAATCAGGTTCAAACAATGGCATGTTCTATGGTTGTCAAAATTTAATTATAACAGGTGTAACAGATACTATTAATTTAATTGGAATAACAAATTTGAGTAGTATGTTTTTTGGTTGTACTAGTTTAACTACCGTAAATAATATGGATAGTTGGGATGTATCATCTGTTAATAATATGTCGGGTATGTTTACATTGACATCTAATTTCAATCAACCAATAGGAAGTTGGGATGTTTCAAATGTTACAAATATGGCATCTATGTTCTCGTTATCCACAAACTTTAACCAAAACATCGGAAGTTGGGATGTTTCAAACGTTACCAATATGTTGGCTATGTTTTTAGCCGCGGCAAATTTCAATCAACCAATAGGAGGATGGGATGTTTCAAATGTTATCAATATGTCAGCTATGTTCGCAGGTTCTCAAAATTTCAATCAACCAGTAGGAAGTTGGGATGTTTCAAATGTTACCAATATGTCGTCTATGTTTGGTAATGCAACAAACTTCAATCAGACAATTGGGGGTTGGGATGTGTCAAATGTTACCAATATGGGTAATATGTTTGGTAATGCAACAAACTTTAACCAAAACATCGGAAGTTGGGATGTTTCAAATGTTACCGATATGAATGGTATGTTTTTATCGGCAATAAACTTTAACCAAAACATCGGAAGTTGGGATGTTTCAAATGTTACCGTTATGAATGGTATGTTTAATAATGCTACAAGTTTTAACAATGGAGGTTCTCCAAGTATAAATTTATGGAATGTTTCAGGTGTGACAAATATGTCATTTACTTTTTATACCGCAACAAATTTCAATCAACCAATAGGAGGATGGGACGTATCTAATGTAACAAATATGGAAAATATGTTATCATTGGCAACAGTTTTTGATCAACCAATCGGAGGATGGGATGTTTCATCAGTAACTAATATGAGTTTTATGTTAAATGGTACGTCATTATCAACACCTAATTATGATTTACTACTCAATGGATGGGCATCATTAGGAGGTTCATTACAACCCTCAGTTAATTTTAATGCCGGTACTTCTGTATATACGATTGCAACGGCTGGTGTGAGTAGAAATTATTTGACAGGAACCAAGTTATGGAATATAACTGACGGGGGAGGAATTTAAAAACATTTATTGAGTTTTATTTTTATTTTTTTATTATTAAAATAAAAATGAAAATTTTCATCCAAATCGCTTCTTATAGAGATCCCCAACTTATACCAACAATTAAAGATTGTATTGATAAATCAAAAAAACCTGAAAATTTAAGATTTGGTATTTGTAGACAATTTCATCCTGAAGATGGTTTTGATAATTTAACAGAATATGAGAATGATGATAGATTCAGAATTTTAAATATTCCATATCAAGAATCAACAGGCGTGTGTTGGGCAAGAAACCAAGTACAACAATTATATAAAGGAGAAAAATACACTCTACAGTTAGATTCTCATATGAGATTTGAACAAGATTGGGATGATACTTTAATTAAAATGATTAAAGGATTACAAAAGAATGGCTATAAAAAACCATTATTAACTGGTTATGTCTCATCATTTGATCCTGAAAATGATCCTCAAGGTAGGGTTACCGATCCGTGGAGAATGACATTTGATAGATTTACACCTGAAGGTGTTGTATTCTTTTTACCTGAAGTAATTCCTAATTGGAGGGAATTTAGTGAACCAATACCTTCAAGATTTTACTCCGCACATTTTGCATTTACATTAGGGGAGTTTTCTAAAGAAGTTCAACATGATCCTGAATACTATTTTCACGGTGAAGAAATTTCAATTGCAGTAAGAGCATACACTCATGGATATGATTTATTTCATCCACATAGAGTTGTTATTTGGCACGAATACACAAGGAAGGGTAGAACTAAACAATGGGACGATGATAAAGAGTGGTATAAAAAAAACGAATCTTGTCATAAAAAGAATAGACAAATACTTGGTATTGATGGAGAATCTTATGAAGGGGATTTAGGTAAATATGGTTTTGGTACCGAAAGGACAATTAGAGATTATGAAAAATATTCAGGTATCCTATTTTCTAAAAGAGCAATACAACAATATACAATAGATAAAAATTATCCTCCTAATTCATACGATTATGAAACTGAAGAACAATGGTTAGATAGTTTTACAACAATATTCAAACATTGTATTGATATATCATTTGATGGAGTTCCTGAAAATGATTACGATTTTTGGGTTGTTGCATTTCATAATGAAAAAGATGAAACTTTATTTAGACAAGATGCCGACTCAAACGAAATAAATAGAATGATGCAAGATCCTGACAGATACTGTAAAATATGGAGAGAATTCCACACAAAAGAAAAACCTAAGTATTGGGTTGTGTGGCCGTATAGTAAATCAAAAGGATGGTGTCCAAGATTAACAGGTAATTTATAATTTATATGGTAACATTTAATGATGTAAAAATAGCTGATGTTGGGTATTATATAAATTTGGATAGTAGGGTTGACAGAAAAGATAACCTTGAGTCACAGTTTAATAAATTTAACATAAAGGGGGTTAATAGATTTTCGGCATTTTCAAGTTACCCAAGTAATCCCTCAAATTGTAAAAAAAGTCATTATCAATTATTTGAATTGTTTTTACAATCAAATTACAATACTATGTTAGTATTAGAAGATGATTGTAAGTTTTTAGATTTTTTAAAGGATGAGTCAACCGAAATTTTTGATAAAATTTTAAATACTGATTGGGATTTATTTTGGTTAGGATGTAGAAATAGAAAACCACCAAAAAATTATATTAATAATTGTTATTTTACCTCATCAACTTCCGGAGCTCAATCTTACATTATAACAAAAAGATTTGTTGAGTATCTATTATCTACTTTCCCTATTGAACCTAACGATAATTTAAGGAACACATCAATTGATGAACTACTGTGTTTATCAATATATGATATTGATGTGGTTAATAACCCAAATAAATATAATTTTTATAATTTAGATCAACCTTTAGATAATCTACAAACTAAATTTAAATCATTGTGTTATGAAAAGGCACTTACAACACAATATCTTTCATATAGTGATTTATGGGGTACTACTACCGATTTAGAATATTATATGATATCATCACACCCAAAACAATAATAATATGAACGGACACTTTATTTACAAAAATTTAATTATTAGTCAACATCCAAATGTTGGGGAAAAGTTTAAAACACTTATTGACGAATACAAACCATCAAGAGTTTTAGAAATAGGAACTGCGGATGGCGGATTAACATTATTAATAAGAGATTTATTAGATAGTGTGGGATTAACTAATACAATAGTACGAACTTATGATGTTAATGAACAAAAAAATTTAAAGTTAAAAGAAAGAAATATTGAGATAATCACAAAAGATGTTTTTAATTATCCATATTCAGATTTAGAATATCCTGATGAAATCAGAGACTTTATACAAAGTAATGGTAAAACTTTAGTTCTTTGCGATGGAGGGAGTAAAAAAAATGAATTTAGATTATTATCTCAATTTTTAAAATATGGTGATATTATTATGGCTCACGATTATGCACCAAATGAAAATTATTTTAATGAAAATATAAAAGATAAAATATGGAATTGGTTAGAAATACAAGATTTTGATATTAATGAAAGTTGTTTAACTTATAATCTTAAACCATATATGGAAGATGAATTTCGTTCTGTTGTATGGGTATGTAAAATAAAAGAACAATGATTACATTAGTAACTGGTTTATGGGATATTGGTAGAGGTGATTTACAGGAAGGTTGGTCACGATCATATCAACACTATTTAGGTAAGTTTGAAGAACTACTAAAAGTAGATAGTAACCTTATTATTTTTGGTGATAAAGAGTTACAAGATTTTGTATCTCAAAGAAGACAGGTTGAAAACACTCAATTTATTTTGAGGGATTTGAATTGGTTTAAAAATAACGAATATTTCCAATTAATACAAACTATACGAACAAATCCTGATTGGTTTAACCAAGTTGGGTGGTTAAAGGACTCAACTCAATCTAAATTAGAAATGTATAACCCTTTGGTTATGTCTAAAATGTTTTTACTTAATGATGCAAAAATTTTAGATAAATTTAATTCAGATAAACTATTTTGGGTTGATGCCGGTTTAAGTAATACCGTACATATGGGTTATTTTACGCATGATAAAGTTATGGATAAAATAGATAAATTATCTGACAAATTTTTATTTATTTGTTTTCCATATAACGCAGAAACTGAAGTTCATGGATTCAAGTATGAAGAAATGAAACGATTAACAAACTCAACACCTGATATTGTTGCTCGCGGAGGATTCTTTGGTGGGGATAAGGATTTAATATCACAAATGAATAGTTTGTATTATGGGATATTAATTGACACCCTTAAACGAGGTTTTATGGGTACTGAAGAAAGTTTATTTACAATATTAACATACCAATACCCTAACATAATTGATTACTGTGAAATAGAATCTAATGGATTAGTTTATAAATTTTTTGAGGATGTTAAAAACAATTTAGTTGTAATAAAAAACTTTGACTCAAAACCAACAATCGTTAAAACTAATTTAGAAATTAACTCAAATGGGATTGGTTTATATATTATAACATTTAATTCACCAAATCAATTTGAGACATTAATCCAATCAATGTTGAACTATGATACTGATTTTATCACAAGAACCAAAAAGTTTTTACTTGATAATTCAACAGATACATCAACAACCCCAAGGTATTTGGAACTTTGTGAACAATATGGTTTTACTCACATAAAAAAAGATAATATTGGTATAACTGGTGGAAGACAATTTATTGCGGAACATTTTAATGAACAAGAAGATTTAGGTTATTATTTCTTCTTTGAGGACGATATGTTATTTCACTCAGGTAAAACCGATGTGTGTAAAAATGGTTTTGGTAGGTATGTTAAAAAACTATTTACCAAATCTTTAAACATACTAAAAAGAGAATCTTTTGATTTCTTAAAATTAAATTTTACAGAATTTTATGGTTCTAATGATAAACAATGGTCTTGGTATAATGTTCCCCAAGATTTTAGACAATCCCATTGGCAGAACAATCCAAGGTTACCACAACAAGGGTTGGATCCAAATTCACCAAACACAGAATTCAAATATATTAAATCATTACAGGGGTTACCATATGCGAGTGGAGAAATCTATTTGTGTAACTGGCCGATTCTAATGTCAAAAGAAGGTAATTATAAGTGTTATTTAAAAACAAAATTTGATCATCCATTTGAACAAACTTTAATGTCCCAATGTTTCCAAGAAACCATTAAGGGTAATATCAATCCGGGTTTATTATTAATAACCCCAACTGAACACAATCGTTTCGATCATTATGAATCCTCATTAAGAAAAGAATGTTAAAATAGATTATTGATATATTTATAGTAAAAACTATAGATGGAATTCTACATTAAAAAAAATGCAACTCTTCCTGTTTTAAAGATACAAGTTGTAAAAGACGGAAGAAGTGATTATAATAATTTTATGGAGATGATTGAGGAATCTGCCATATTTTTTTCTATGGTAAATGTAGAAACTGGTATCCCTAAAATAACAACAAGACCCGCAGGATTTGTGGAAAAAATTCAAATAGAACCAAACGCAACTCCCGAATATTATATCTACTATAGATTTACCTCAAAAGACACAAGTAAAGTTGGTAGATATGAAGCACAATTCTTATTGAGAAATAATGACGGAACTTTAATTTTACCAATAAGAGAAAGATTATTTATAAATGTCCAAGAGAGTTATATTGCGGATGATTTATTATATCAAAATCCTTATATAGTAGATTTCCCTTGTTGTGGGTAATTGACATTAATGTAATAATAAGATATATTTAAGAGTGTAAGGTAAATGTCGTTACATACGGCAGTTAATAAACCAAACTTAAATATATACAAATGATATCAGAAGAAGAAATTAAATCCTTCTTAGAAGGTGCCGACCCAGAACAATTCATAGTGTCGGTAGAGTATGATTACGCTGCTAATTGCGTTTATAAAATCAAAGAAACACCAGGAAAAGGAAAATCAATACATAAAGAATCTTTTAGTTCTTTTGGTTGGGTAGGTGACTTGCGTGGTATGAATTTTTACCAAGGTTCTAAAGAATTACAAAAAGAGGCAATGACTAAATACGGTATTATCATTGAGAAACTAAGGACTGATGGTAATGAAAGATTAGAAAATGGACTAACATTCTTAGTTAAATCAATCAAAGGATATAGAGAACTAATTCAATTTTTTAGAGACGGTGGTATAGATCCTTGGGGTGAAAAAACCAAAGATAAAATAATGATTCTACCTCCTGTAGAACAATACCTCATCTCAAAAGAAAAACGACTATTTAAAGGATTTGAAGAATACAATGATATTACAAGACTTGTATTTGACTTGGAGACGACTGCTTTAGAACCTAAAGACGGTCGTATTTTTATGATTGGAATTAAGACAAATAAGGGACACTTAAAAGTAATTGAGTGTAAAGATGCTGACGAAGAAAGACGAGGTATCGTTGAATTTTTCAGAATCATAGATGAGATAAAACCTTCAATCATTGGGGGTTACAACTCAGCAAACTTTGACTGGCATTGGATTTTTGAGAGATGTAAAGCTCTTAACATTGACTTAAAGAAAATCCCAACCTCATTAAACCACTCAAAACCTATTGCACAAAAAGAGTCAATGTTAAAATTGGCAAATGAAGTTGAGCGATATAACCAAGTACAAATGTGGGGATACAATGTTATTGATATCATCCATTCAGTTCGTAGAGCTCAAGCAATCAACTCAAGTATTAAAGAGGCGGGACTTAAATATATTACCAAATATATTGATGCCGAAGCGAAAGATCGTATTTACATCGATCACACAAAAATTGGTCCGATGTATGCAAACAAGGACGAATATTGGTTAAATACCGAAAACGGTAAATACAAGAAGGTTGGTGTTGATCAAAAAATTGATGAGGTATGTTTTAGACGAGGTGACATTTATCTTAAAACCACAGGTGATAACATTGTTGAGAGATATCTTGACGATGACTTGGAGGAAACCTTAATTGTTGACGATGAATTCAATCAAGGATCATTCCTACTTGCATCACTACTCCCAACAACATATGAACGAGTATCAACAATGGGTACCGCAACATTATGGAAAATGTTAATGTTAGCTTGGTCATATAAACATAAATTGGCGATACCTCAAAAACAAGAAAAAGGAAACTTTGTTGGTGGTTTATCAAGACTATTAAAAGTTGGGTATTCAAAAGATGTACTGAAACTTGACTACTCATCACTATACCCATCAATTCAGTTGGTTCACGATGTGTTTCCTGAATGTGATATAACAGGAGCAATGAAAGGATTATTAACTTACTTTAGAAATACTCGTATCAAGTATAAAAATTTGGCATCAGAATTTAAAAGTAAGGATAAAAAACTTTCCTTATCTTACGATAGAAAACAATTACCAATTAAAATCTTTATCAACTCATTGTTTGGTGGTTTAAGTGCCCCACAAGTATTCCATTGGGGTGATATGAACAAGGGGGAACAGATTACCTGTACGGGTAGACAATATCTTAGACAGATGTTAAAATTCTTTAGTAAAAGAGGATATAGTCCTTTGGTGTGTGATACTGATGGTATGAACTTCTCATTACCTGAAGGTGGTGTAGAAGATAGAGTATACATTGGTAAAGGATTAAATTGGTTGGTTAAGGAAGGTAAAGAATATCGTGGTTATGATGCGGATGTTGCCGAGTTTAATGATTTATTTATGAGAGGTGCGATGGGTCTTGATTGTGACGGTACTTGGGATTCTTGTATTAACTTAGCTCGTAAAAATTACGCAACTATGGAACAAAACGGTAAGATTAAACTTACAGGTAATAGTATCAAGTCCAAAAAGATGCCAAAGTATATTGAGAAGTTCTTGGATAAAGGGATTAAACAATTACTTAAAGGTGAGGGTAAAGAATTTATTGAGTGGTATTACGAATACATTCAAAAGATATTTGATCAAAAGATTCCTTTGGCGGAAATTGCGTCTAAAGCAAAAGTTAAATTGAGTGTTGATGATTACATTAAACGCAGTAAACAAACTACCAAGGCAGGTTCGTTGATGTCAAGACAGGCACATATGGAACTTATTATAAGAGATGGGATTCAGTCAAATCTTGGTGATATGATTTTCTATGTGAATAACGGAACAAAGGCTTCACACGGAGATGTTCAGAAAGTTAATAAACCAAAGAAAGGGTGGACAGAAGAACAAATAAGTTTGTTCTTTTCGGATAGTTCAAAAAATAATTTAGATTATAAACAGAAAGAAAAATTTTTAATTAACAACGGTTGGGAAACTTCTTGGTCTGATGATAATTGGGTAAGAAGTGATTCACCGTACAAAGAAGCAAATACTGGTATACCGACAGATGTTGCATATAAAGTCGCTAGTTCAGATTCTGTTATACAACTTAATTGTTATCGTATTGAACCTTCGGATTTGGAAAACAATCCTGAGATGTTAGGTGAGTACAATATCCAAAGAGCGATTGCAACATTCAATAAACGAGTGGAACCTTTATTAATTGTTTTTGACGATGAGGTAAGAGATTCACTATTGGTTAAAAATCCTGAAGATAGAAATTTCTATACAACAGAACAATGTAAATTGATTAATGGAAAACCATTCAGTCCTGAAGATCAAGATGATGTATATGAAAATCTATTAAAGATGGAACAAGGTGAGGTTGAATTTTGGAACCGTGTTGGTATCAACCCTGATTATATTTATGAGTTAGCAGATGAGGGATGGGAGGAGTTAATTTAACTTCAACCCATCACTGCTGATAATGTACCAATTTCCCTCAACAAAACTTAAATGAACACAAGCACCTTTTTCAAGTAAAAGTTCATCCCATTCTTCATCAATTAAACCAATATCAGGTTTAATTAAAACGGTAGTCAAAGATTTTATGGTTACCGTTTTATTTTTTTCTGAACTTAAAGTAACTTCTGAACTTTCAATATCTTTAACAATAACTAAAATTTCTTCATCAACTTGATGTGTCTCTGTTGTTACAATTTTGTCCTCAACAATTTTAGCTGGTGTAGGCGGAATGTGTGTTCTGTATCTAACCACATTTTTTCTCGGTGAAATATTTTCAATTTTAAAACTCATATAACATAAATTTGTCTAGGCATTGCCCTGAACTTTAAAGATTTGTTAAGATTCTCCGCAAGTAAAGCCTCTCGTTCTAAAACTTTATCAGGTCTTAATCTTGTTAACTTACCTTCAGCCCCTGTTAATTCTTCTATTAGTTTAGTTTTTTCGTCTTTACCTTCAGTTGCTAATGACTGATAATCCATTGTAAGTTCTGAATCCGGTGTTTTGATATTACCACTAAATTTACCTCTAACTTTTGATAGAGTTTCTTTACAACTTGCGATAAACCAATTTCTAACCCAAACTTGTGCGGGATGATTTAAATCAACCCAAGAAAGTTTATCAATCGGAACATCAGATGGTAATTTAATAATATCAGGATTATCTTTTAAACATTTGTCTCTACCTCCTTCAGTAGTATCATAGTACCAATACCATACTTTTCCTTTAGTCATTGTTCCATTACCAAAATCAAACTTACCACCAGGAGTGTTCATTAAATGTATAGCTTTTTTACCACCTGGTAATGCGGTAATTCTATATGTTAAATCACCAGCAATAATTCTTCTTTGAATGTTTATTTCTTGCATTCTCAATAACATATCAAAAGCCGGCATCATAAAATATGAACCTGCCATATTACCACCCATTTGTGCGAGACCTCCACCTCCACCAAGACCTCCACCATATCCTAATGAACCAAATGACCATGGATCAAACATTGTGTTGTTTAGTGTTGCAGGAGTAAACCATAGTAGTTCATTAATTTCTCTTCCTTCAGGTATTTCGTATATTTGTTGGTTTTTGACTAATTGGATGTAATCCTTTTTAAGTTCCCACTCTCCACCCGCTTGTAACCCAACGATTTTAGAATATGCGTATGTGTATCTTGTTTCGTAATCTAAACTTTTTGTTACAAAGGCTCTTGATAACGATTGAGTTTCAAGATTCAAATTCCATAAACTTGTCCATTGAGATTCAATCAACCAATCATTAACTTTTTGAGAATACTCATCTATTGAGAATTCAAGAAGGGTATCCATTTGTTCGTCCTCTAATTCAACACTCCTTAACGGTGCTCCGAGTATGTGTCTAATTTTAGTGTATAATTCACTTCTTTGTGGTTCTGGTATAATTCCCATAGTAATAGTTTTATTATAAATATTTATTTCTTCATTCTTAATTCGTATAACTCATTGACGAATTCCCAATTAACACAATTCCAAAAGTTTTTAATGTACTGATCCCTCTTGTTTCTGTATCTCAAATAATAAGCATGTTCCCAAACATCAAGTCCAAGAAGTGGATAACCACCACCCTCAACAACATTCATTAATGGATTGTCTTGATTTGGGGTTGACATAATTTTTAATCTACCTGTTTTAGTTAATACTAACCAAGCCCACCCTGAACCAAATCTATCTAATGCGGTTTTATTAAATTCTTCTTTAAATTTGTTAAATGAACCGTATTGTTTTTTTATTTTCTCAAAAACAATACCTTTAGGTGTTTGTTTTGTTGGGGATAACATTTTCCAAAATAATGCATGGTTGAAAGCTCCTCCAGCATTGTTTCTAACTTTAGTATCAAATTTACTAATGGATTTAACAATGTCCTCAAGTTCCATATCACCTTTTCTACTTGATAAAGCGTCGTTTAATTTTTTTACATATCCTTTGTAGTGTTTGTTATAATGAATATCCATTGTCTCAGGATCTACAAATTTTTTAATTGCTGAATATGAATAAGGTAATTTCTCAATACCTATTTTTTTCATTTCAGTTAAAAACTGTTTTTGGATGTTTTCTTTTTCTTTAAGGACTATCTGTTCTGATATGATATCTAATTTATTGGATATTGATTTAAACCCCTCAAATATTGTTTTTTCATAATTTGGATAGTCTTTCTCAAACATTTTAACAATTTGACCCGCAAACGCATTTGCTTCATCTTCATTTTTCCCACCAATGTCCGGACCTTTATCTCTATCTAAAACTCCGTGTTGATATTCGTGAACCCATTCGTGAGCAAGAGTTCTCATAATATCTCTATTTAATCTATTTTTTGCGAGTATCTTTAATATATGTTTGTTAGTCCTACTACCAGTACTCATTTTACCATATCTTTCACCCGTAAAAACTATTTCTATATCATCAACCAACGGCAATTTTTTACTTAAGAATTTTATAAAATCCTCAAATAATTTGTAATCTTTTTTTGGGATATCCGATTTAAGATATTTTATTGAAACTTTCATTAACAATAAATATCTTCAAATGAAAGTTTTATCTTCTCTTGTTAATTGAATTGAGTATTTCCTCTACAACATCTCCACCATTTTCAAGTAAGTCATCACCCATCACGGTATTTATGATTTGTTTTTTTCTAGTAAGAATATCATATATTGCGCCCTCAATTGAGTTATCAAATAATGGGTAATAAACAAGAACATTATTTTTTTGTCCGTAACGATACGCTCTATCCTCAGCCTGTGCGTGTTCCGCAGGGACAAATGATAAGTCATTCATTATTACCACTTCTGCCGATGTTAATGTTAAACCAACACCTGCCGCTTTAAGGTTACCTACAAATACTTTAATTTTTTCATTATCTTGAAACTGATCTACGGCATATTGTCTTTGAGGTTTAGTACAACTACCATCCAAGTAAACAGACTGTTTCCCAAAATGATTATGTATCATTTGTAATGTATCCGTAAAATTTGTGAATATGATAACCTTTTTACCTTGTTCAATTATGTTCTCAACAAATTCAATTGTGTGTTTGATTTTTTCGTTTGCAATAATTTTTCTAACTTTCATCAATTTACTAAACTGAATAGTCAAAGATGATGATTCGTCAGATTTGTTTTCATACCAATCATAATATTCTCCCATCATTTCTTCGTAGTCTTTAGAAACTAATCTTAGATATATTGGTGAAATAATTTTATCTGGTAAATCAAGGACATCTTCTTTCAATCGTCTTAACATCTGTTTTGAAGTCCTGTCTCTTAATTCCTCAAGATTTGATGCTCCTTGTACATTCCATACTTTTCTTTTCCCTGCCATGAATTGATATCCCTGACAGTATCGGATAGCATAAGCCATCCAATTCTGTGCTACGGGACTTTCGATGATACTCAAAAGATTATAGTAATTCATGGGACGAGATGTCATTGGTGTTCCTGTCAACAACCACACTCGTTTAATATCTTTAACGAATGAATTAATAATTTTAGTTCGTTGAGCTTGTGGATTTGATATCATATGTGCCTCATCCAAAATAACCAAGTCAAAATTTGAATTATGTATGATTGAATTGTCTTTATTTTTTGTATCGTAGAAATTTTTAAGAATGTCGTAATTAACAATCGTAAAGTCTTCTTCTGTAGAGAATTTTTTACCTTCACTAATATAAACACTACGATCAGTATAATTTTCAATCTCTCGTTGCCAATTTATTTTTAATGATGCGGGACATACAATTAAAATTCTTTTTGCACCTGTTTCTAAAGCGGCAATTATTGTGGAAGTTGTTTTACCAAGTCCCATATCATCCGCAAGAATAAATCTTTTAGAACCAACTAATTTCTCAATCGCTTCTTTTTGGTGGGTAAGTGGTGGTCTATGTTCGTATTTAGAATAATCAATATCAACTTTCTCTATTGTGTGGGTTTTAATTAATGCGGATTTAGGAACCCAAAATTCAGTTAAATCATCCTTCTCAAAAAATTTACCCCAAATATGATATGACTTTTCTTTTTCCACTAAAAGTTTCTCAACATAAACAGTTTCAGGAACTTCTAATAGATATTTTTCTTCAGCAAATTTCTTTGCGAAGTATGAATCCAAGTCAACCCATTTACGAGCAACTTTTGGTTTTACATCATGATAAGTATTTATATAATCTGATTGTGATCTAGTAGGAAAGAATTTTTTACTCTTTTCTTTTTTAGTTTTTAAAGATAAAATATAGTTATTCGCACCTGAATATACCTCAAGTACTTCTAATGCTTTTTGCTCTATCGTTTTCGTTAGAATATCCAAACTAATTAGTTTTTTATAATAATAATCAATATTTAGATATTTATCAATAAAACTGTTTTTATGTCAAATAAAGTACCTATTACAAGACTGGGTAAGTTTTTCGGAGAAAATGATTTTAACCTTGATATCTCAATGGGAGAAGAATGGTTAGTCGGGGATATGAACTTTACTTGTGTTCTTTATCGTATTGATAGATATAAAACAAAAACTGATGATGTTTATGGTGAGACTGTTGAGGACGGAATTAAATTCTTACCTCCTGTTGAGTTCAATGCGTTTGTACAAGTATCGGCACCTGAAAATAAAATGATGGGAACTACAAGAATTGATCAGATGGAACCTGGTAATATTAGAGTGTCTGTTTATCAAAAAACATTAGATGATTTGGAAATTGATATAAATTTTGGTGATTATATAGGTTACTATGAAAGTGAAACTTTGGTTAGATATTATACGGTTAATAACGATGGTCGTGTAGTTTCTGATAATAAACATACATACGGTGGGTATAAACCTTTTTATCGTACAATATCGGCATCTCCTGTTGGACCTAATGAATTTAGAGGATTATGAGAAAAATGAAAATAATGTTGTCTGAGTCACAATATTTTAAAGTGATGAGGTTAGTGAATGAAGAAGAAGAAATTGATATCATTGATGAACCAACAAAATATACTTATTTGAGTGTGAATCCTTGGCAGAAAGGAACTACCAAAAAATATTTTTTTAATAAGGTAAGATCAGTACCTGATAAATCACCAATACCAGGAAAAATTAAATTGGTTGGTAACCGTGGGGAGTTTATTTTCAATAAAAGTGATTTAAGATTTAATGTTGAAAAAGAAACCATAAGTGTTGATCAATGGTTATTAGATAAAGATTTTAATTTGGGGGAAGGCGCTAATGAACCTCAAAATATGGGAATTACTCCGAATAATATTAGAAAGGCATTGAGTTTGGCGTTTCCTAATAATTGGATGTCTGAGGATGATATATATAGTGCGGGTTTAAGAGGTGTTTACACTATTGGTGATAAAATTAATGATCAAACAGAAGATTGGTCTATTATGAATTATTTTGATACCAAGCCCGAAATTCATGATTTGATATTTTTAAGATATAAAGAACAAGACAGTAATGAAGATATTATTGATTGGATGATAAATTTATTTAAAAATGATGATGCATTCACACAACTTTTAGTTGATAGACAATGGCAGTCAATTGAAAATGGGTTAAAATTAGAGAGGGATTCCGTTAAATACCTTTTAACCAAACTTAAAAGTGCTTCTATTACTTTTTATCCTCACGGTTCTAAAATGGATAGATGGTACGGTATTGATGTAACAATTAACGGGATTAATTGTCAAGTTAAACCATTAACATCATATTTTGAAAAAGATGGAGTTTATACCGTTTATACTTACGGTATGAGAGATTATTCATCTAAAAAAATGGTAAATAAAATAATTTTTGCAAATAATAAAGAAATACTAATATTTGATAATAAAAATTATTCTGTTAACTCAAGATCAAAAGCAACTTTTAATGAACAACCAAAAATAGTAAAATAAAATGCCGATACCTAAAAAAATAAAAAAAACATTACCACTTACTCAATCTAAAACTTTATATCCAAGAAGAGAGGAACTTAAAGAAATGATTGAAAGGGATGGTACTTACCTACCAAAGTCGTTACTCCATGCGGATTTGGATAGAGGTTTTTTAGATTTTGTACGAGATGAATTAAAATGTGTCGTTGAGGGTAAAACGGTACCAATGGTTGATATACTAATCTCAACTCAAAATTGGAGTCAGTTTGTTGAAACATGGGATTTCCAAAACATTGATAAAAATGCGGAACCCCCATTTATTACAGTAATTAGAACACCTGAAGTTAAATACGGATCAAATCCTGCATTAAGATGGAACATTCCAAATAGAAGACAATATTATTATGCTCAAGTACCAACATGGGATGGACAACGACACGGAATGGACATTTATAAAATTCCACAACCAGTACCTGTTGATATAAAATATACGGTTGCGATCATTTGTAACAGAATGAGAGAACTAAATAAGTTTAATCAGATTATACTTGAGAAGTTTTCATCAAGACAAGCGTATCAAAATATTAAAGGACATTATATTCCAATTGTTAATGATGATATTACTGATGAATCAGTTTTAGATCTTGAGAAAAGAAAAGTTTATATTCAGAAGTATTCATTCACTATGTTAGGATTTCTTATTGATGAAGAGGAATTTGAAGTACAACCTGCGGTTACAAGGATATTCCAAATGTTTGAAGTGGACACTCAAACAAGAAAACGAAAACCAAGAAGAGAAGAACCGGCACCACCTTCATTATATACAACAACATATCCTGACGGAGTCACTGAAACGATACAAACTTTTGAGTACACTGCAAACCTATATTTAACCGATACTTATAATGTTGATAATTTTAGTGTGTATATAAATGGTGATTATTATGGTGATACTTTGGAGGAATTTCAAATAAATACTAATGACATTTTAACCTTATTAGTGAATAAAATTAATCCATTGGAAGAGAGTAGAATATCATATACTCAAACATTATTATAACTACTCCCCGTATATATCCTTTTTTTCTTTACACTTTTCTGTAATTAGATTTTCTAAAAATCTATACATTTTAATTCCGCGCTTATCACAATACTTTTTTAGTATATCGTGAACCTCAACAGAAATCTTAAGATTCTTTATTTTTTTAGGTGTTTCTTTCATAGGTAGAATAAAGGCAGAATAAAATCTCACCAAAGTATAAATACTTTATCAGAAGTAAAGTTTTTGCCTAATTCACCAATATTTATATATAAAAAATAAATCTATAAACAAAAAAAAACAAAATGGCAACTAACAGTAAAGTATTTGTATCACCAGGTGTCTATACTTCAGAAGTTGATTTGAGTTTCGTTGCTCAAAGTGTGGGTGTTACCACATTGGGTATTGCGGGAGAGACTTTAAAAGGACCTGCATTCGAACCGATATTCATTAGAAACTTCGATGAATTCACGACATACTTCGGTGGTACTTCTCCTGAAAAATTTGTAAATACTCAAATTCCTAAATATGAAGCAGCATACATCGCAAAGGCGTATTTACAACAATCAAATCAATTATTTGTAACAAGAATCCTTGGATTATCGGGTTATGATGCGGGACCATCTTGGTCAGTAGTTACAGTTGCAAATGTTGATCCAACGACTGTTGGGTTTGATTGTGCAAGTGGTGTAACCGTTGATTGTGTTTTTGAATGTACTTCAGCTAATACTATTGATTTTACGGTACCTTTTAGTGGATGTAACAGTACTGACGGGACAGTTAACTTTTTAAGTGATTTTCCTACAGTAATACAAAGTATGTTAACAGAATCATACCAACAATTTGACGGAGGAACCTCATCAATAGATGCTGATATTACAAGTACAATTTTTAGTATTATCTCTTTAGATGATCCAACTACAGGACAGACAGTAATTGATTATTTTGGTTCTATTGATCCTGATGATTATTCAGGATTTACTAATCCTACTTTTTCTGCGGGAACTCAAAACAATAGATTTGATGTACCTTCAGTTGATTTAGCTCAAACTGATTTAACATCACCATTAAATGATTCTTGGTATTACGCTTTATTTGATAATACAGGTAATGGTAATTACACAGGATTCTCATTTTACTCATATGTAACAGGAGTTACTGCAACTACAACAACAAGTAATTGTGCATCATTCTACGACTATTCAATTAGTGGAACATCCGCAAGTATAAACTATAATACTAATGTTATTAGTGTTTGTTTACCATCAGGGTTTACAGGTAATTTATCGGCATTAACTCCGACATTCAGTGCGTGTACAACAGGGGTTAGTGTTAATAGTGTTACACAGGTAAGTAATTCCACAGTGGTAAACTTCTCAGCAGGTACTGTGGAATATGTGTTAACATCGGGAGATGGATCAGTTACAACAACTTGGACTGTAAATGTTTATGAATACGATCCTTGTTTAACTTGTCCTGGTTCTAACGGTGGATCACAAAATGTTGGTGAATTTACAACTTGTTATTCAGGTAATGTCGTTGGTAAAATTTATCTTTACACAGGTAATTCATTCACTGATTACGATGATTTAGTCGTAACAACATTAAGATCAAGAGGTGTATCTAATTATACTGATGGAAATAACCCAACTTGGGAAGTGACAGGAATTACTGACGTAACTCTTGATATGACAGGACCTTATTCAGGGGTTTCTAAAAATCCTTATTTACCATTTGTGGTTAATGTTACCAACTACCAAGGAGATTCATTCTCGTTTGAAACATCAATGAGTATATCAGACGCTAAATATGTAACTAAAGTATTTGGTACTAGTAATTTTGGTAAACCTAGAACAACAGTTCCATTAATGGTTGAGGAAAGATTCCAATCATTATTAAATTACGCATATAGAAAAGGTTATATTAGAGGATTAAATTCTGAGTTAATTTCACTTGATTCCGCTCAAAGTCAAAGTTCTACATCTATTGGGTGGTACTTAGATAGATATCAATCACCAAGTTCCCCTTGGGTTGTATCCGAAGTAAGAGGTAGTAAAGTTTATAACTTATTCAAATTCTATACAATTGCTGACGGTAATGATGCAAACACAAGTGTAAAACTTTCAATTACAGATATTTCATTCGCTAATCAAACATTTACAGTGTTAGTTAGAGATTATTTTGATACAGATTCTGCACCTACAGTTCTTGAGAAATTCACTAACTGTTCAATGGATCCAAGTCAAAATAGTTTTATTGCTAAAAAAATTGGTACATTAGATGGTGAATACGAATTGAACTCTAAATATGTTATGGTTGAAATGAATGAGGATGCTCCTATTGATTCACTACCTTGTGGATTTGAAGGGTTTAACTTCAGAGAGTACTCAGGTGCTAGATCTCCATTCCCAATCTTTAAAACAAAATACGATTTCCCTGGTGAAGTAATTTATAACCCACCATTTGGTTTACCAACAGGAGGAGATAACGCAACTACAACAGGTGGTGATAATGTTAGAAGAACATATTTGGGTATGTCTAATTTCTGGGGTTACGATCCTGACTTCTTTGAGTATGTTGGTAAAAGAAATCCAATTTCTACTTGCGACATTGAGGGAGGACAGTGGTCTTACAGAACAAGAGGATTCCACATGGATAAAAACGCAAGTGGTATTACTATCGGAAGTGCGTTCTCAACAAGTGGAACACCAAGATTCTATGTAGGTGATGCACCGTTTGCTTCAGAACCTATAAATGAAACAAGTCCTTACTACAGATTGTTCTCAAGAAAATTCACTTTGTTTGTACAAGGAGGGTTTGATGGATGGGACATATATAGAGAAAGAAGAACAAATAGTGATAGATATGTTTTAGGTAGAATCGGATTCTTAAATGGTTCTTGTCCTACAGATAGATATCCTGATGCTAAAGGATGGGGAGCGTTTAAACAAATTTCTATCGGTGACGGTACAAGAACTTGGGCAAATACTGACTACTACGCATATTTGTTGGGTATTAGAACATTCTCTAACCCTGAAGCGGTAAACATTAATGTATTCGTAACTCCTGGTATTGATTATGTAAATAATTCAGACTTGGTTGGTGATGCGGTTGAGATGATTGAGTTTGAGAGAGCTGATTCATTGTATATTACAACAACACCTGACTACGATTTATTATTACCGACAACGACAGGAACTGATGGTTTAATCTATCCTACTGAAGCGGTTGATAATTTGGAGACTGCGGGAATTGACTCTAACTATACTTGTACTTACTATCCTTGGGTATTAACTCGTGATACTGTTAATAACACACAAATCTATATCCCAGCAACAGCTGAGGTAACTAGAAACTTGGCGTTGACAGATAATATCGCATTCCCTTGGTTCGCCGCGGCGGGTTACACTCGTGGTATTGTTAACTCAATCAAAGCTCGTAAGAAGTTGACTCAAGAAGATAGAGACACATTATATGTAGGTAGAATCAACCCAATCGCAACCTTCTCTGATGTTGGTACAGTAATTTGGGGTAACAAAACTCTACAAGTTAGAGAGTCAGCACTTGACAGAATCAATGTTAGACGATTGTTACTACAAGCTCGTAAATTGATTTCAGCGGTTTCTGTGAGATTGTTGTTCGATCAAAACGATGAACAAGTTAGACAAGACTTCTTAAATGCGGTTAACCCTATCTTGGATTCAATCAGAAGAGACAGAGGTTTATATGATTTCCGTGTGACAGTTTCAAGTGATACTGCAGACTTAGATAGAAATCAGTTAACAGGTAAGATTTATGTGAAACCTACTCGTTCACTTGAATTTATTGATATCACATTCTACATTACCCCAACAGGAGCGTCGTTTGAGAATATCTAATAAAAGAATAATAAAAGAAAAGGGAGATAAATTCTCCCTTTTTTTATTTATTGAAT